GGCGGTTCACCGGCTTGGCGCTTTCGTTCTGCCACAGGATGAGCTTGTCGAGGTCGTCCAGGGCGCAAGGCAGCACACGCGCAAGCGCCAGGTTCCCCGGCCGCACCGCAGCCGTCTCCGCGTCGAGCACTCGCACGAGTAGCTCACGCGCGCGAAGGATCTGGTTGCGCGTGCCTCGAAGGTACATGATCAACACTTCGATGAGACCGGCAACGAGTGCCGGCAACGACAGCGCCGGGATCAACTGCAGCACCTTGGCGACCTTCTCGGCGAGCCCAGGGATGCACTGCACGATCTTCACTGGGTCGAGCGTGGCGATGGCTTTGATGCAGTCGAAGATCGCGACCACCACGTCGATGATGTTGAAGATAGGGGTGAGGGGCGCGAGCGCTGCGTTGGCCTGCGCGAACAGCTGGCGGACGAGCTTGTCCGGTTGCGGCGGCACGAGGTCGGGAAGCGTGGCGCACACCTCGGTCCCTCCGGGGAAGGTGATGCAGACCTCGCCAGGAACAACGTCGACGTCGATGCAAAAGTCTCTAAGGTCTGGGAGCGGCATGGCTAAATCTGGTCCCTGATCCCATTGGTAACTTTGCGGCCGGCGACTTGGACGACCGAAGCGTCGAGGTCAATGATGCCGAGGGAGCGCATGATGATTCCCCCAGGTGCCGAAATGGCGCAGGTTCCGTTGGTCGCGTCCAGCTCAATCATGAGCGCGTTGCCACCGGCGAGGTCTTCGTCGTCGACCCCAGGGATATCGCGTTTTCGTTTGATGAAGAACCGCTCTTGTCCTTCGCGCTCGTCGAAGACCATCACGTAGCTGTTGGTCTCGTACACCTTGATCTTGTCCGCGTCCTTCGGGTCGGCCTCGAGCGCGTCGCGGGCCTGCGTGGGGAGCTCCGAGCCTTCGCCCGGCCGCACGCCCCAGTGGCCGGTCATGAAGCGCGGCTTGTCTGGGTCGCCCCCGAGGAAGAACACGTAGACCTCGGAGCCGATGGCGGGCACGTCGAAGAACCCACGCTGAGACACCCCAGCGCCCACGTTGCCGGCCGGGAAGGCCCAGTCGGTGTCTGGGTCGTCCGCTACGCCGGGCACCCGCACCCGCACGCGGCCGAGCTTGAGCGGGTCCACGTTGTCCGTGATGACGCCTTGGTAGATGTAGGCGTACTGGTTGGCGCTGATGCTCATCGTTCCCGTCCCCCTGTGCGCTCGTACCGTGTGACCTCGCGACCATCGAGGTCGGTGGTCTTGACCGGGCGCACCTCCGAGTCGTCCACCGTCTTCGTGTTCAGGCGCCCCTTCGCTTGTACCTCACCGGAAGCGGCGAGCGCCACCCGCCGGCAGAGCGCTCCGCCATTGTTCGCCGCCGCTGCCGTGGCCTTGGCGCCGGCCCCGGAAGCGTTCGCTGCGAGCCGTTGCAAGGCGGCGGCGAGACGGTTGGCGTTGGCGACCAGCTGCTCCCCCGTGTTCGACTGCAGCGCAGCGGCACCGTCAGCGAGCGCGTTCGCCGTGCGTTGCACGGCCTGCAGCCGGGCCACGTCCCCCACGAGCTGCCCGGTCTCCCCGTCCACGCCCACGGACAAGTCGGAGAGCGCCGCCTCGCGCAGTTCAGCCGCCAAGGTGGCGAACGCGCTGCCCTCCTCGGCACCGGCACCCTTCCCTTTGCCTTGCCCGCCCTGAAAGCCGTCGGTGATGCACTTGATGGACAAGTCGTAGCCGCCGGTAGCGTCGAGGGCGTGAACGGCCTCGCGGACGTAGTATTTGCCGCTGAGCCGGCGGCCAAGGCCGTTGACGTCGATCACGGTCTTCGCCACGAGGGACGGGTCGCCGCGGAGCTTGAGGGTCAGCTTGACTGCCCGCTGCGAGGTCTTGCGGTAGGCGCCTTTGGCTTCGCGCTCAGCGTCGGCCTGAGACTGCGCGTTTGAAGGGATGGTGGTCTCCTGCGCGATCTCGGGCTTGCTCACGACGAGCTTGCCGGTCTCCCCGTCAATGACCCCCACCTGCCCAGCGAGCACGTCACGGTCTGGGTCGTCCTTGTCTGACGCGCTGGCCTCGATGTCTTCCTTGGTGATGGGGTCGCGGCTTTTGACCGTGACCTTTCCCGGCCTCCGAGTGACATCGTTTTCGACGTTGAAGTCGATGATCTCACCGCCCTCGGGGTCGGTGAAGTACGTGTAGGACCGGATGGGTGCCTGGTCCACGCGGCGCCGGTGAAAGTGCAACCCATCGAAGTCGATGTAGAACTCGAAGCCCTCTAGGTGTGCGAGCTTGCGGATGAGCTGCCCGTCGGTGAGGTTGCTTTGGGCGATGCTCGGAAACACCTCCGGTGTCTCCTCGATGTCGGGCACGTCAAACCCGTTCTCGCGTGCCACCTGGGCCACCACGTCGGAGCGGCGCACGTTCTCGAACCGCCGCCGCCGCTTGATGGTGTCCATGAGCGACCCCTTACGAGACACCGCGTGCACCGTAAGCTCTCGCCCGCCGGTGACCTTGCGGATGACCATCTCTCGCACGGGCGACGCCGACGCACCGTTGCCCCACGCGACGCGCAGCTTGGCGCCAAACTCGAAGAGCGGGTCGTCAAAGTTGGCGAGATCCTTGTTGTCGACCGTGAGCTGCAGCCTGTCCATACCGCCCTCTCGGTCGGTGAACTGGAACGTGCGCACGCGCGAAGTAAGGTCAATCGGTTCCGGGGCGGAACCGTCTTCGACACGAGCAACGTAGTAGAAGGCTGCGACGCGATCAGACATCGGGCGGTGATTGGAGAACACGCTCCTGCACCGTGCGCGCCGATGGAATGATCAGCTTCTCGCCCGGGACGAGCAGCACGGTTGGGTCGTGGATGGGGGTGGGCTGGAAGTCCGCAATGACCCACCACAAGTTTGCCGCGGAGATGAAGGGGAGCTCCCCGAGCGAGGCGTAGTAGGTGGCTGCGAGCCGATGCAGCGTGTCCCCTTCGCGCACGGTGTGGACGCGGTTGTCCGCCAGGTCCACGAACCGAAACGGCGTCCGGTCAGACAAGAACACGCGCTCGCCACCCGGCCGCTTTTGGGCGGTGGTGAACAGGTGCCGGCTCTTGTTCTTAGGGGGCATCTACTCGATCAGCTTTCCTTGTGACTGCGGGGTGCGCAAGGCACCGAGCAACCGAACGTCTTGCTTGGAGAGTCGCCGCACACGGCTCTCCTCCATAGCGAGTGTCGCGGTGAACTGGGTCACGTCTCCAAAGCGATTCCACCGCTGGTAGTTGATGTCGATGGTGAGCACGCGCCCAACGATCGAGAGCGTCCGGGGCCACACAACGAGAACCCGCGGCGGCGCTGCTTGGGCAATGCTCTCCGGGTCTCGGTCTGAGTAGCACAACGACTCGAGGAACCGCTCGCTGTCCTTGAGCTTGGCAAGTTCGGTCGGTGTCTCCGCCAGGAAGAACAGGTCGAAGCGGAGAGACATATTGTCTGTCTGCAGGTACTCGTGCTCTTGGTGGCTGTTGCCCAGCACCGGCTTCTTGGCGTAGTTGACCGCGACGCGACGCTGCAACTCGGTCGGGTTGAACATGGCCTCGACGGTTTCGTCGGTCTGCAAGTCCGTGAGGGTCATGCGCGTGGGGGCGTCGGCGGTAGGCATCAGAACTCTCCCAACTGGCCGAAGTCGGCCTCGAAGTCGAGCGACCCTGCCTGCACCTGCGCTTGCTTGACGATCTCCGCGAACTGCGTCTGGTCGATCTTGAGGCTCGCTTTGATCTGCGTCGGAGCGCCTTTGCCACCAGCACCGCTGGCGCGCGTGAGGGCCTCCTCGAAGGCGTCGGTCTGTTGCCGCTGTGCCGCTTTGCTGCGGTTCACCTCTCCATCTGCTGCGGCAGCCGTACCGTTGGCAGCGGCCTCAGCGGGAACCGCCGGGCCAGTGAGTTCCTTGAACACGTCTTCTCCAGCCATGAGCCTCCGCTTGATCTCGTCTTTGGAAAGCCCAAGATCCTGCGCCGTGCTTTCGCGGGCAATCTCCGAAGCGCGCTTTTCAGCGAAGGCGGTCGAAGTCATACCGGCCGCTGCGGCGGCGGCCTCGAAATCCTCGAACGCGGCGACCTGCCCGCGGGTCTTGATGACCCGCTTGTACGCTTCGTCGAGGTCGTCGAGCGAGTGCACCGTGACGCCCATGGCCTTTGCGAGCCCAGGGAACTCCTTGGCCCACTCGGAGATCATGTCGCTGAGTCCTAGCGCGCTGTCGATCCACGTACCGATGGCGAGCCCTGCCGCTGCAGCTGCCACCACGAGCCCCACGGGGCCCATGAGCGCGCCAATGACCCCCACGAGGGGACCGGACGCGAGCCACATGAGCACGCCGCCCAGTAGGCCCAGGCGGGCGATCCACGTGCCGATGCCGCCTTCGGCTGTGGCGATGCTTTGCACGAGGTCGCCCACGAAACTGATCACGGGCTCCAAGATGCGCAGCAAAAGAACGAAGGTGCCGACGGTGAGCATGATCAGCGGGCCGAGCACCTGCCAAGCCAGCTTGAGCCCCTGAATGACGGTGATCGCAACCCGAACTGCCACCACAAGGCCGCTCATGATGAACCGCGCAACCTCACCAATGATGCGGCCAATGGCTTCGCCAGTGCTTCGGAAGTCCTCACCCTTCGAGGTGAACAGGCCGAGCTCCTTGCTGCCGAAGCCGAACTCGGCCATCAGGTCGCTGACTGCGTTACCGAGTGCGTGGAACACCGGCCCCAAGGTGCGCCAGATCGCCATGAAGCCGTCTTTGAGCCCGACGAAAAACTGCTGCACGCGGTGCCGCGCCTGTTGGAAGCGCTGCACCATGGTAAGCACGCCCGCGTTTGCGGGGTCGATCAACTTCGTGAGGACGTCGCCGCTCAGGTTGCCACTGCTGGTGAGCTGCTTGATGGCGTCGAAGAACAGGCGCACCTGTCCGAACACGCGGGTCATGGTGTCCCCGAACCCGCCGAGGTTCTCGTCGAACGCTTTGCGTAGGAGCTTGAACACCGCGACAGCACCGAACGCTGCCGCCGTGATTGCTCCGAGAGCGACTGCTGCGGTTGCCAGCGGGGCAGCGAACGCGATCACGGCCATCTTGAGCAACGCGAACGCGGCCACACCGGCCATCACGAGCCCACCGATGGTCACCAGCGAAGCAGTCAGAACGAACGCGATCCCAAGGAACTTCTTGACGGGCGCTGGGATCGCTTGAATCAACCCAATGAGGTTGTTGATGCCGGCGATGAGCACCGACACGATGGGCTTGAACGCCTGCGCAAACGCCTCGCCGGAGATGATTCCGAGCGTCTGCAGCGAGCCCTGTAGCAGCGTCTTCTGCCCCTCGAAGGTGTCGAGCAGCTGCTCTCGGAACTTTGCCGCGGTGCCCTCCGCGTTCTCCATCTCGTTTCGTAGGTACGCGACGGCTTCCGCCCCGATGAGCAGGTTGCCTTTCGCGTCCTTGATACCGTTCTCAAGCTGCGTCGTGATGGCCTGGAACGAGGCCACGCCGAAGCGACCGAACAACTCGAGACCCTTGGCGGTGCGGTCAGCGGCGTTGGGCAGCTTGTCCTGTAGCACCGCGTTCGTGTCGGTCACGATGTCGATGAAGCTGCGGAAGTCGCCGTTGGCATCGGTGACCGACACACCGAGCTCTTTGAACTGCTTTTGGTTCTTGGCGATGAACTGCAGGGCGGACGACACCGCGGACGCAGCAACGGAAGCATCGACACCCGTGTTCTTCACGAGGCCCATGGAGACCAGCATCTCGTCGAGGGACTGCTTGGTGGAACTGGCACCACGCGCGACGGTACCGAGCATGAGCTCCAGGTCGCCCGCGGAGATGGCGGTCAGGTTGCTGATCTTGAGCAGCTTGTCACTGGCTACGCCGGCCTGCTCCGCCTCCATGCCAAACACTCGCAACGCCGATGCCGCTGTCGAAGCCGCTTGCTCCACGCCGATCTGACCGCCGGCAGCGAGGTCGAGCGCGCCGCCAAGAGCCTCCATGGACTCGGCGGTGGTGAAGCCGCGCAGTCCCAACGCCTCAAGACCAAGCAACGCCTCAGTGGGGGAAAACTGCGTCTCCAAACCCGCCTGAATG